TTTGCGGCACGCGCTGGAGAATGTCTTTGAGCTGGTCGGTCGGCTCAATGCGAATCGCGCGGAACTGCTCATAGAATGGCGTCGCCGCCGCGTTGCCGCGATCCACTACGGCACGCGCTGTGATGTCGTCGGCAACCGCCGGCCCAATCGTGGCGTTGGCATCTTGAGCGATGCGCGACGGGCGCAGATTGGCCCTGTCCTCGAGCGCAAGGCGGCCGATGGCGGCACTTTCCCCCGGACGGTTGAACAGGTTGTCGCCGTCGCGCATGAGGTTCTGACCGTAGTCGATCAGCATCCCCTCCTCGCCGAGCTGCGGCGTCTTCTGCCGGATGCGCTCCTCGGCAAACTCCATCCCGCCCGCGCCCTGAGCGCGAGCCTGGTTTACAGCCTGCATCTGCAGGGCTCGATCGCCGCCGGCGATCACGTTGGCGGCGTCGTCAGCAACAAAGCTCTCGTTGACGCGCCGCACGGCGCCGGGGTCGTACTGCTGGAGCTGCTGCGGCAAGCCGCGGCGCTGTGTCGACACGTACTCAAACGCATTCCCCAGACCGCGCGCGACCGGCGGCAAAGCGGCGCCGAGGCCGAGGCCGACCAGACCGCCTTGCGCGCCGGAAATCACCCGGTCCTCGAACGTGTCGCCTTCGCCGGCCCCATAGAGCGCACCGTATCCAAAGCCTGTAAGGCCAGTGTTGATCATCTGCGCGCCGAGGCTGTTGCCGCGCGCCACGTTCAAGACGCCGGCCGGCGCCGACATCACGCCGCCGAGGAGCTTCTGAGCACCGCCGGCCGTCACGTCGCCGATAATGGGCAACGTTCCAAGCTTGGTGCTTTCCTTGTCGACCTTGCGAAAGCGGGCGTTCGCGAGATCCTTGGCTTCCTGATAGGGCATGCCGACCCGACCGCCCGATATCGAGTGCAGACCCTGCTGCAACCCGCCCTCGATTTCGTCGATCCATGAGCCAATGGGCGTTCCACGGACGACGTTGGACAGCAGCGAGCCGGGCGCAAACTTCTCCTCTGCCGCGCGCTTGTCGGCCCATGCCGTCATGGCCTTGCGCTGCGCCTTGGGCTCCATCTTCTCGAGGTCGGCACGGATGGCCGCCTCGGGGCGGTTCAAGTCGAACGCGGGCTCAGCGGGTGCCGCAGGCTTGGGCTGATCCACCTTGCCCATGTTAGACTTGAAGAACGAAAGCACTTGATCTTGCGACGCACCGTCGGGCGCCGTGATCTCGTACTTAGTCCCGTCCGGGCCGGTCAGCTCATAGCGGGCCATCAGTCCAGCCTCCGCAGCGACCAGCCGCCAGCGTCAGCCGGAGCGGGCGCCGCCTGCGGTGACGGTCGCACGGGCACATTCGGCTCGCCCGCCGCCGCCTTCTGCTCGGCGAGCGCAACGAGCGCCTGGACCTCGCGGCGCAGATCGGCGAGCGCCTTCTTGTATTCCGGTGTTCCGACGCGAAGCTCCTGAAGCCGTGACAGCGACGCCGTGGCTTTGGCGCCTTCCGCCTCGGTAATCGCGCCGCCGCCGCGCAGACCCGCGTAGGCTTGCAAGAACGCTTTGCCCTGCACCTGATCGATACGGGCCTGAGAGGCACGCGACTGCTCGGTGACGTTCGGCATCCACGCACTGAGCCCGCTCGTCATCGCCGGCAGGTTCGCGTCATTCTCAATGGCATCGATGGCGTCGAGCATCATGTTGGCATTGGTGCGGACGGCCGGTAGATCGACCTTGGCTTTGCCGGCGCCCTGGCCTTGCTCGGTCGCCGCTGCTTTGCGGTACGCCTGCACATCGAAAGGAACAGGCGTCACGCCCGGCGGTAACTGCGACTGAACCAACTTCCCGTCACGGCTCGCCTGAAGCGCGACGTAATTCCCCTTTTCGTCTATGCCCCACGTGATCTGCTGCGCGGTCTGGCCGTTCATGTCGCGCTTTTGCTTCATCCAGTCTTGGAAACCGCCTGCGAAGCCGTTGTTCTTAGCGTACTGGAACTCCCGGATGTCGTCGGTCGTCGCCGGCTCCATCGCCTTTTTGACCTGCGCTTCCATCAACTGCATCTTGAGCGGAACCATCTGGCGTTCCTGCTGCGCCTGCTCCACCTGAGACTGCATCAGCATTTGGCGCAACGGCATCATCGCCCGTTCGTTGGCCAGCTTCTCCCGCGACATGGCGTTCTGGCTCGCCGCCTGCGACCCCTGCATCAGCCCCGTTGCGATGTTCGGAGCTCCCAGCACGCTGGCGCCCATCATAAACAGAGGCGAGTTGAGCACGCGGTCGAGGTAGCCGGGCTGTTCCTGAGGGTTCACGTAGGAATTCGAGAGGGCCATGGGGGGCGATGCTCCTGAGAGGCCGCCGCCGGGTGACGCAAACGACCCTTGGCGCGGGATGTTGGACGTGCCGGCCTCGTAGGCGGCCATGGCATCCATGAGGGCGGGACGATGCTGCGCGGTCAACGGCGCGTTGGGATCAACGCCGAGCTTTGCCGCAACGGTCTTGATGTAGAGGCCGGTCGAGTTGTTATCGACGTTGGGCGGTGCCCATCGGTTGATGATGCCGGATACCGTGTTGAGGCCGTGCTGGCGCTCGTAGGTGTCGAGCAGACCCGACATCGCCCGCCGACCCGTCTCGACATCAGGGAAGATCGCCAGACGCCCATCCGACCCGATTGCGCCGTAGCGCTGCGCAAACGGGCCGTAGTTGAGAGCGCCTGGGTTGTTGGTGCGGATCGGCCGCGGCGCGTCGGAGAGGCCCACGTCAGCCCCACGGACGCGACGGGTTCGGGGCGTATCCGCCGAGCATCGCCGGGTTCATGGCCATCATCCCCTGTGACGCCGCCGACAGTCCCCCAAGACCCGCGCCAGCACCGCCGAGCGCGCCGAGACCGCCCATCATGCCCGGCGGCATTCCCATGGCGAGCGATCCCGCCATCAGACCAAGTCCTAGCGCCGTCTGCGCCGGGCTTTGCTTGTGTTGGCTCGTCTGCGTTCCGCTCGAGCTGCTCTCTTGTCCGAGCTGCGCATAGGGCATCGTGAGCCCCTGATACTCGCGGAGCGCGTTGGCCCCCTTGTCCTGCGCATACTGATAGCGGGCCATCTCATCAGCGATGCGGCGCTGATCCTGCGCCTCGTATTCGGCACCCACCTGCCGCATGCGATCGAAGTCGGCATAGTCCAGCGTCGGGGCCATCTGCGCGGCTTGGAACTGGCGCCCGCGCTCGTCGCCGTAGTTCTGATAGGCGAGCTGCCCGATGGCATCGCCGAGACCGCGTGAGGCGGCTTGGACAACCTCGCCGTTCCCAGTCCCGCGACCCGCCCGCGCCCACTGCGCCGTTATCGATGGCAGCACGTTATCGGTGATCCGCTGCGCCATGCCCTGAAAGTAAGGGTTGCCCTGGCTCAGATAGTCGCCGCGGACAGTCGAGTTCACCATGCCTTGAGCGCCGGCCGTGGCGCCGTTGCCAACGCGACCCAAGATGCCAGCGAACGCGTCCTGTGTCGGCTGCGAAAAGTTCGCGTAGGTCTGGCCGGGGAAGAACTGCTGCCCCATGCGCTGGTCATAGAGGCTGCCTGCCGCCGACAAGCCGCGGTTGACCGCCGGCATCGCAACGGCCCATGGCCGTGATTGCGATTTCTGCTCGCTCGTCTGGACCGTCTTGGACCCGCTCAAAGTCGTCTCTCCACAATGGTGGCGATCACCGCCCAGCCGAGCGGCTTCAGCGCCCGCTCCCAGCCCGCACGCCCGTTACCCTCAAGCCGAACGCATCCTTGCGTCCTGGCCCAATCCTCGATCACGCTGACCAGATGCAGCCAGCCCGCCATGTCGCGCCCGCCGACGATGGGCAGTGCGCACGTGCGGCCCGCGGTTGACTCGTAGACTTCGGTGCAGACCGCGCCGACCGTGGCGCTGTCCTGGCGGATGCCCCACACCTGCCAGCGCCCGTCGAGCAAACGCGCGACGATCTGATCCATGTGGATCGGGTGCGCCGCCGCCTGTGCGCCCTGCTCGATCCACGGCCCCAGCTCACGCCACAATCGCCCCACCGCATCCGGCGGCACCCGCACCAGCTTAGCGGATGACAAGCGCGGTATAGGTCTCGGTTCCGCCGGCCGATCCGTGCGTGAGGGTAAATCCGACGCCGGCTGTGGTAGCTGACCAGTGGACGGGGAGCGCTCGAGCTGCTGCATTGGTCGGGGTCACGAACACCTTATGATCCGCTGTCATGCCGGTGTAAGAGACGCTGGTCGACGTGCCGGCCGTGAGCGTCACCGAGACGAACGCATAGTCCTTGTCCTGGCCGCGGCGGAACGCCTGCATGAGCGATTGCGCCCACTGGTAGAGCTGCGCTGCCGAGGCGCCCGCCGGAGGCTGCCAAAGGTTCGCGCTTCTACCTGCCACCGGTCGGCCTCACCGTCGCGTGCACACCTTCCGCACGACGCCACGCGCTCGCGGCAGCGATCTGGAGCCGCGCCCGCAGAAAGCGAGCGTCGACCCGCTGCGGACAGTAGCCGGCGCGGTTCATGTTGGTGGCGTTCGAGTAGGTCACGCCCTCGCCCGGCAGCGCAGAGCGCTTGCCCACCGCGCAGGAGATCGCCGTCGAGGAGAAGTCACCGATGGGCCAGAGCTCCGTGACGAGCGCACGCCGCCCCGGCGCAACCTCGAACTCACCCGTATCGATGATCGCTTGCCGGTTGGCGCCCGTGTAGGTCCCCAACGTGTGCGACGTGGCCTGGACGCCGGCCAAGAGGCGCCGCTTCTCGTCGAAGACGTTGGAATCGATGTTGATGGTGTCGAGGTTGGAGCTGTCGAGATCGTCCGACGGCTCGTAGAGCTCGAAATTGTCGACCGTCAGCGCTTCGACGGGCAAATCGGTCAGCAGCTCAAGCGCGGCGTCGTCATGGGTCCACCTGCCGTCGCCAAGCGAATAGATCAGCAGCTCGCTGATCTGCGTGCTTGATCCCATGGGCACGCCGAACACGACAAGTTTGTTGATGGTGTCGACCGCGGCGCAGATGCGATGCCGGTAGCCGTAATTGAGGTTGCGGACATAGTAGTCATCAACCTTGCCGGCACCGATGGGCGTTGAGGCGTTGCCATCGAAGGCGTAAAAGCCGTCATCAGAAGCGTAGAAGATCACGCGCCCGAATTTGATCGCCCCGAACGCCGACACGCAGCCTCGAGCGCTCTCTACCGCGTCTTGTCCGAAATCCCAGATCGCCGGCGGCCCGACGTAGACCGCACGCCTGATCGCGCGCTCTTGGAAGATCGCCGCGTACTCGCCGCCGACAATCGTCTGGATCTTG